ATGGCCAAGATCCGATTTGATCCTTTGGTTATCGAGACCTTTGAACGCCTTATGGGGACGACTGCCTTCTTGGAGGCCATGGATAAAGCCATCCCCGAGGTGGAACGGCAGGAGCGCCAGGCGCTCAAGGAAATGGCCGAGGAGCAGAAATGGGACTTCGGTGATTTTGATGTGGAACGGCAGGTCCTGGACGAGAAGTTTGGGCGCTGGATTCCGACGCTGGCCGCAGACTCTGTCGTTATCCTTCTCCACTCGACGGTTGAAGCGCAGCTGGACTCGTTTGCTGAGCGGGTTGGCCGCATGCGGGGTTCGAATTTCGGATTGCACGACACCGCCGGCCATGGGATCGAGCGCGCGGCGCTCTATCTGAAAAGGGTCGCTGCCCTGACCGTCAAGGAGGATCCGGCTTGGCCGCATCTTCAGAATCTGCAGAAGCTGCGAAATGTGATTGCTCACCGCGGCGGTAAATGGGCCGGCCTGGATGCAGAGCGCGAACGATTGCTGTTGGCATATCCCGGCAAACTGCGTTTTCCCGACGGGAGTGTAGCGCGCCGGGAGGTGTGGATTTCAATGAGCTTGTGCCGAGATTTTGCTCGGCAGACCGAGGACTTTTTCAAGCGGATCTTCAAGTCGGCGGGCTTGCCAGACAAGGGCGTGCAGTTCGTGCCGTGATGTTGATCGCAGGTGCCGGTAGGGCCGTTGACGGCCTCGACCTACAGCCGTTTGGGAGCCACGGTATCGATTGGGACGCATCTCCCTATATAGCGAACCTAATTCTTCGTCTTGGACGACGACTTTGAGAAGGCCGTTCAACCGCGCGCACGCGTGGAGCAATCGTGCGACCAACGCGGACGAGCACGGCCGAATCCGGTCAAACGGCCATGGTAGCCATGGACCTTCATGGATACCAATGAACCTCCACTGTTTGTAATCACTTGGTACTCGTGGTAACCATGGTAGCCATCATTGGTCCTGTTGTCTGCCAGGAAGAAGAATCTCCCCTCCCTATATGAGCGTCGCCTCCCAACCGGACGTGCATCCGGGAGCGTTGGTAGCCATGGTATGCATGGTAGCCATCACGTGGTGTTTTGACGTCGCGGATGCTCTCAACCAACAGAAAACAAAGGTGATGATCGAAAAAAAGCATTGACCCTCCATTCGGTTTTTGAGAGAATTAGAACGGGCGCACAGTTGTATCGCTTCCGCGTCAAGCCGAGCGCCGGGACGCTCGCGAATCTCCTTCCCGCAGCGGTTCCTGCTACTCCACGTGTGCCCAAGAGTCATGAACGTTTCGATTCCCGTCTATCAGGCCGATGGTAGTCTGTACGCCTGCGTGTCCGAACAGCGGTTGGCAAGGCTCCAATCGGCCGGACTCGTGGCGCGCGTGGTTCGCCATCGCAAGGGCCACATCAACCGAGCGACCCTCTTCCTCCGTCCTGGTGAGCCGCGGCCGCTCTCGGCCAGTTCCGTTATGGGTACCAAGTACAGCTTCAAAGAGTCTTTGGAGCACGGGCCGACCTGGGAACTGAAGCATCTTGGCGGCGCCCGCGATGGGAAGACGTATGCGCCACGGGAGACGCGGGTAGTCTTCCTCCGGGTCGTCGCGGACTGCCTCGTCCCGTGCTGCCACGAATCTAAAGGTACTACCGGGCCGAAAACTCCGGCGCGTTTACGGATAGCACAACTTCGCTAGCGTCCGGCGCGAAAAGGGGCGGTCAGGTGGTCAGGCGGTCAGGGGCGGCCAGGGCGCGCCCGTGGCGGCGGGTGGGCCAACCAGCCAACCTGGTGCCATCCGGTGCGACACGGGGCACCTGGGCGCGAACGGGGCGGCATTTCTCGAAGTTCGTAACCCAATGGCGACACTTCCGGCGACAATAACGCCCGCGATGGCGCGGCGCATCGAAATCTGGCCGACCGACCGGCTGGTGCCGTACGCGAGGAACGCGCGCACGCACACCGCCGAACAGGTAGCGCAGATCGCGGCGTCCATCGTTGAGTTCGGCTTCACCAATCCGATCCTCGTCGACTCGATGGATGGGATTATCGCCGGCCACGGTCGCCTCCTGGCTGCCCGCAAGTTGGGCCTCCCGGAGGTTCCGGTGGTGGTGCTGGACCACCTCAGCGAGACTCAACGGCGGGCGTACATCATCGCGGACAACAAGCTCGCGATGAATGCCGGATGGGACGAGAAAATCCTTGCCGCCGAACTGCGCGAGCTCGAAAAGGACGGCATGGACCTCGCCGTCGTCGGCTTCAGCGACGAGGAACTGGAGGCGCTGCTCGAAGGCGGCGACGCGCCGCCGCAGGATGTGGCCGATGAGGTCACCGAACCTCCAGCCCAGCCGGTAACCCAGACCGGCGACGTGTGGTTGATCGGTGCCCACCGCCTGATCTGCGGCGACTGCCGCGACGGGAATGTCATTCGCGCTCTATTCGGCGATGTGGTGGCCGACGTCGTCGTGACCTCGCCGCCCTACGCGACGCAGCGCGAGTATGATCCCACCAGCGGGTTTGAGCCGATCCCTCCGGACGAGTACGTGGGGTGGTTCGGCGCGGTTGCGGCCGGAGTCCAGTCGATTCTGGCGCCCGATGGCTCCTACTTCCTCAACATCAAGGAGCACGCCGACGAAGGGGAGCGTAATCTGTACGTGAAGGACCTCGTAATCGCGCACCGGCGGCAGTGGGGTTGGCGATTCGTCGATGAATTCTGCTGGCGCAAGACCGATAACGGCGTACCGGGCGGCTGGGGAAACCGATTCAAGAACGCTTGGGAGCCGATCTTTCACTTTTGCCGGCAGCAATCGATCAAGTTCCGGCCTGAGGCAGTAGGCCACGTGTCGGAGGACTGTTTCGACTACTCGCCAGACAATCCAAAATCCCGATCTGGGAGCGGCCTGCTGGGGACGGGCCCGCGTGGGGCAGCAGCCTCCTTGCCTCCACAGGGATCGCAGGGATGGGGCCACATGCGCCGCAAACTGATGGACGGCAGGCATGAGGGCCTCGCGCGGCCGAGCAACGTCATCGAGGCTACAACAGAGAGCACTCAGGGATCGCACTCTGCGCCATTCCCTCGAGCGCTGCCCGAATTCTTCATCAAGGCATTTTCCGACGCCGGAGACGTGGCCTACGACCCCTTCATGGGAAGCGGGAGCACGATGGCCGCGGCGGCGTTGCTCGACCGGAGGGGCTATGGCTGCGAGATCAGCCCGGCCTACTGCGACGTGATCGTCCGCCGGGTCACGAACTTGACCGGCGACACGCCGGTCCTCGCAGCCACCGGCGAAACCTTCGCAGCCGTTGCGGAGTCTCGCGGCGTCCCGGCAGACCAGGTACTGAATCCGAGGCAGAACGACGCGCGTGCAATCAAGCACAACGGCCCCAACCCCTACTACGGCCCACGCAAAAGGAAGGCTTCGTGAGAACGGATCTCCAGATCGAGCAGTGGCCCGTGGATCGCCTCCTGCCGTATATCAGGAACGCCAGGACGCACAGCGACGAGCAAGTCGCCCAGGTCGCCGCCAGCATCGTGGAGTTTGGCTGGACGAACCCGATTCTCGTGGGCGCCGACGGCGTGATTATTGCCGGCCACGCGCGCTTGGCCGCGGCGCGCAAGCTCAGGATGGCCGAGGTGCCGGTCATCGTGCTCGATCACCTCTCGGAGACGCAGAGGCGCGCGCTCGTTCTCGCGGATAACCGCCTGGCGCTCAGTGCCGGATGGGACGAACAGATGTTGCGCGTGGAGTTGGACGCCCTTCAGGACGATGGCTTCGATCTCGATCTGGTCGGTTTTTCGGATGAGGAACTGGAGGAGATCCTACGCGATCCGGAGGAGACTCGCGAGGGCCTCACGGACGAGGATGCCGTTCCCGACGAGCCGGAGCACGCGGTTACAGTGCCCGGAGACGTGTGGGTGATGGGCGATCATCGCCTGCTGTGTGGCGACGCGACCAGCATGGAGGCGATTCAGACGGTTCTGGCCGGCGGGCTTGCGGATATGGTCTTCACGGACCCGCCCTACAACGTCGATTACGTCGGCAAGACCGCGAAGAAGCTTAGGATCGGCAACGACGCGCTCGGCGGGAAGTTCTACGACTTCCTGCGCGAGTCGTGCGCGAACATGCTGGCGGTCTGCAAAGGCGCGATGTACGTCTGCATGTCTTCGTCTGAGTTGCACACGCTCTACCAGGCGTTTACGGACGCGGGAGGCCACTGGTCCACGTTCGTGATCTGGGCGAAACACCACTTCACGCTTGGCCGGTCGGACTACCAACGAATGTACGAACCGATCCTGTACGGGTGGCGCAAGGGCACGGATCACTTCTGGTGCGGCGACCGGAACCAGGGCGACGTGTGGTTCATCAAGCGGCCCATGGCGAATCTGGAGCACCCGACCATGAAGCCGGTCGAACTCGTAGAGCATGCACTCCGCAACAGCAGCAAGACGCGCGACACGATTCTTGACGTCTTCGGAGGGTCGGGAACGACGCTGATCGCGTGCGAGAAATCAGGGCGTCAGGCGCGGTTGATTGAGTTGGAGCCGAGGTACTGCGATGTCGTTTGCCGGCGATTCATGGACTTCAGCGGGAAGACGGCCACACTCGAAGCCGACGGCCGGACGTTTGCGGACGTCGCCGCAGAGCGCTTGGGTGTCGCGGCATGAATCGCTCGCTGCCGCCGGGAGCGTGCCCAGATCGAAGCTGAGATCCGCGCCGGGAATCCCGATCTCCAGGGCCTGTGCCTGGCGCTCTCGGACTGGTCGGCCGAGCTCCACATTCTTGAGAGGCTTCCTTGGAAAACAACGTGTTTCAAATCCTGATCCCGGCGTTGGGCCTGGTCTCCGGCTTCATTGGCGCCTATGTCGGCCTGCAAAGCCGCGCCGTGGTGGCGGAGGTGCGCAAGGAAATCGCCGAGTTGGAGAACCGCTTCCTCCAACGGATCAACGGGACCTTCGTGCGGACATCGGAGTGTCACGTGCGCGAGGATGGCGTCCAGAGGCAGTTCGCCGCGATGGTGGACGAGGTTACCTCCAAGGCATCTGCCGCCATGTTGCGCGATGACGGCTTGCAGTTGCGGATCACGAAACTGGTCGAGGACATCGGGATGAGGACCATCGCAGGGCTGTTGCGTGAGGAGACCGTCTTGTTGAAGATCGCCGGGTTGGCATCGGCCATCAGGGACGCCAAGGACGCCGGCGGGCACTGACGAACGACAACCGCCGCCGGATCGTTGAACCCGGCGGCGGCGTTGGGGGAAAGCAGGCGGGAGGCTTTTACTTGGCGACCTTGTACGTCCGTTCGCCCGCGTCGTTCTTGGTGGACTCGACCTTGAGGCCCATCTTCTTGGTGAGGTTCCCGCTGATGAAGCCCCTGATGCTGTGGTTCTGCCAGTCGGTGGCCTTGGCTATCTCGGCCATCGTCGCGCCCTTGGGCCGGCGCAGGAGGTCCAGGACGATGGCCTTTTTCGAGAACTCGCGCGGCACCCCGGCCTGCTTCACTTTGGCGGCCTTCTTGCTGGTGCCCTTCGCCTTGGCCTGCTTCTTCGGCGCGACCTTGGCTTGCTTGGCGGCTTTCTTCGCGCCCTTCTTGGCCTTGGGCGCGCCCTTCTTGTGGCTGGCAGCCTTCTTCGCGGCGGCCTTCTCCGGCGCAACCTGCGCGCCCTGTTCCGCAAGGGCGGCGGTTTCCGTGGTGTTGGTGGCTTCTGCGTTCTTCATGGTGCTGTTTCTCCTTTTGGCGGTTGATCCGCGCATGACGATTCATCACTCCGGTCGCCCCGGAAGGCAAGGGCTTTTTTCGGGAATAGACGCATGCCAGCAATGAGCCAGCGCGCGTACGCCCGCCATCGCGGAGTCTCGGCCAGTACGGTCCAGAAGGCCATCGGGACTGGTCGCATCCACACGTTGCCCAACGGCCAGATCGATTCCGAGATTGCCGACGCGGAGTGGACGCGTAACACCCAGACCCAAGCCCCCCCGGTGGACCGGCGCGGCCAGCCGGAGGAGGACGGCGAGGTTTTCGGCGCGTCGCAGTACACGAAGGCGCGGGCGGTCCGCGAGCACTACCAGGCGCGCCTCGCCAAGATCGACTACGAGGAACGGATCGCGAAGCTCGTTTCGGGCCAAGAGGTCCAGGTCGCCGCCTATAACAAGTTCCGGCAGTTCCGCGACGCGATGATCAACATCCCCGACCGCCTGGCGGCGATGCTTGCCGCCGAGACCGTAGAGGCCACGGTGCATGCGCTCCTCACGGCTGAGATTCGGAAGGCCCTGAATGATTTTGCCGACGAATCTAACGGCTGAAGAGATCTACGCTGCTGCCGCCGCGGCTGGCGCGCGGCCGGACCCGCTGCTCACCATCTCGCAGTGGGCCGACCGCTACCGCTGGCTCTCGCAACGCGCATCCGCAGAGCACGGACGCTGGCGCACGGAGCGCACGCCCTACTTGCGCGAGATCATGGACTGCCTCTCGCCGTCGTCCCTGATCGAGCGCGTGGCGTTCATGAAAGGCGCGCAGATCGGTGGCACGGAGTGTGGCAACAACTGGATGGGGTACGTTATCCACCAGGCTCCCGGCCCGATGATGTCGGTTCAGCCGACCGTCGAGATGGCCAAGCGCAACTCGAAGCAGCGCATCGAGCCGCTGATCGAGGAGTCGGAGGTGCTGCGGAAGCTCGTCCGCGATCCCCGGTCGCGCGACTCCGGCAACACGGTTCTGTCGAAGGATTTTCCGGGCGGCGTGCTGGTGATGACCGGTGCGAACAGCGCGGTCGGCCTCCGGTCGATGGCGGCGCGGTACCTGTTCCTCGACGAGGTGGACGCTTACCCCGGCGATGTAGAGGGCGAAGGCGACCCGATCACGCTGGCCCTGGCGCGCACGCGGACCTTCGCGCGCCGCAAGGTGCTTCTGGTATCGACGCCGAAGATCACCGGCATGAGCCGGATCGAGGCGGCGTATGAGGAGAGCGACCAGCGGAAGTACTGGGTGCCGTGCCCGACTTGCCGCGAGTTCCAGATTCTGAAGTTCGCGCAACTGCGGTGGCCCAAGGGCGATCCGCAGAGCGCGGTGTACGTCTGCGAGCACTGCGGCCAGGAGATTCGCAACCACCAGAAGCATTCGATGCTGGCGCGCGGCCAGTGGCGCGCCGGTGCCAAGGGCGACGGCAGGACGGCTGGCTTCCACATCTCCAGCCTGTACAGCCCGGTCGGTTGGTTCTCGTGGGGAGACGCCGCCAAGCAGTTCGAGCAGGCGCAGAAAAACTCCTCATTGCTCCAGGTCTTCGTGAACACCGTCCTCGGCGAGACCTGGACGATGCTGGGCGAGGCGCCGGACTGGAAGGTGCTGTACGACCGGCGCGAGGATTTGAAGACCGGCATCATCCCACGCGGCGGTCTGTTCCTCACGGCGGGCGCGGACGTCCAGAAGGACCGCATCGAGGTTGAGATCGTTGCCTGGGGGCGCGGAAAAGAGTCGTGGTCCGTCGACTACCGCGTGCTCGAAGGCGACACCTCACGCCCGCAGGTGTGGGATAGGCTCACCGGACTCCTGAACGAAACGTTCACGAGCGCGAGTGGTCTCGAAGTGCCGATCACACAACTGGCGGTGGATTCCGGGTACGCCGCGACGGAGGTCTACCAGTGGGCCAGGAAACAGGGCCATCGTGTGGTCGTTATCAAGGGCGACTCGCGCGCGGCAGCACTTCTGGGCAACCCCGCGCCGATTGAAATCGGACCCCTCGGCGCCAAGATCAAGCGGGGCGTGAAGGTCTGGCCGGTCAACTCCGGCATGGCGAAAGAGGAGTTGTACCGCTGGCTACGCCTCGAACGGCCCACCGACGAGGACCTCCAGCAGGGGCAAACTTTCCCGCCCGGGTACTGCCACTTCCCGCGCTACAGCGAAGAGTACTTCAAGCAGATTACCGCCGAGCAACTGGTCACGAAGATTGTGAAGGGCTACCGGCGTCACGAGTGGCAGAAGATGCGCGAACGCAATGAGGCCCTGGATTGCAGGGTCTACGCTCGGGCGGCGGCGAGCAGGATCGGGCTCGACCGATACCAGGACAAACACTGGCGGGCGATTGAGGACCGCATGGGCGTGCCGAAAGGTCCGGAGAAACCGTCTCCGGCTGCTCCGGCCGCGCCAGCGGGATCGCGCCCGCAGCCACAACCGCGCCAGCCCAGGCGTCGGACGTGGGGCCGGTTCTGAAAGGAGGAGGCCATGGCGTATACGCAGAGTCACTTGGATGCGTTGCAGGAGGCGCTGGCCTCCGGCACGTTGACGGTCACCTTCGAGGGACGGAGCATGACCTACCGTTCCGTGCAGGAGTTGCAGCGTGCGATTTCGGTTGTGCAAAGCTCACTGAACCAGCAGTCCGGTAAGCGCGTTCGGCAGTACCAACTGTCGGGAGCCAAGGGCTTCTAAAGTTGCCGATTTGGTTCGTTAGACCCTTGCCGACCAGTCGAAACCGATTCGCCAGAATGCCGACTGTGGACCATCTGTCCGAGACGGTCAACGCTGGAAAGTGCGAGTCACGAAGTGCCCATCGGAACATCAAAAACGTGTCCTCCTCCACGGCCCTCGCAAATGCGGTTAAACTGGATACTGGCGAAGATTGCTTGTCGTGGCTACCGAACAGCGCGCCGGGGCCACGCTAGTGAAGCTCATTCTATGCCCCCTGACGCCTCGCAGCTTCTTCCCTCTGACGACTCTGGGCGTGTCACGTTTGAGCGATACTGCTACCAAGCCCATATTGCCTTTCCGTTCTGTCTAAATTGCGCCCTTGGCGGCGACGTAGTGTGCGTCGTAGCCGAGCACATCGAAGATATCGCCGTTCAATTCAACACGGGCTGGCGTTTTCTCCAGATCAAAACACGGGACCTTGAGAGGGGGCCCTGGAAGTTAAGAGACCTCACAGCCAAAGGCGGAGGGCTGCACAGTCTCCTTCGCTCGCACCGGATTCTCGACTCTCTTCCAGCTACCCTAGAGCTACACGTTGAAGGAGCTGTTCAACAAAAAGATCTACTGCAGAAGCTGCTAACTGCAGATGGGCGGTGCGACGCCACTCTTTTGGAGAAGTTGGAGAAGTCCTTAAAGATCGACGTCGCTGAATGCGGGGCCTTCGCCAAACGCATTCGCATCGTCCATTCATATCCAACGCGAGAAACCATTCAAGCACAAAACACTCGTTTGCTCGTCAATCATGCGGGGCACCTCCCCGCGTCGGCATTGGACGAGATCTACGACCGTATGTTGATGTTGATCTACGGGGCGATGCAAGCCAAAGTCCTCCCCCATAATTGGAAACATACGTTCCTCACGCGCGGTGTCCTTCGCGGCAAGGCCCAAAACCTCTTCCTGCAGAAGCAGTTGTTAAGGGAGCATTTCCAAACCATCGTGCAGCCACTAACGGCCGCACCCCAGCCGCTTCTGAAGCGTCTCATCGACAACAACGAACAACCTCCCACGATCTTGGAGCAGAAGCTAATCATGGGGGGCGCTTCACCGGACATCATCCAGCACGCTAAGACATTACGCGCTTATGCAAGTCAACGTGAGTATGAGCTCTTGTCCTCTCAAATGTACGAGGATGGTGCGCTCGAAAATGTGCAGATGCGGCTACTCATAAGAGCCCACGGTCTCGTGAATGAACACGGCTCGGGAAGAGCGCCAGCCGCTGCGATATGGAACGCATTGCTGCAGGTGCTCGGTCAGCAATACCCAATTATCGACAACAAAGGTCTCTTCCAAAACGATCCCGACCTGCTCCTAGGTGCCATCTGTGACCTCTCTGATAAGTGTCAAACCGGCTGGGGGATCGCTGATGCGTAAGGAACTGTTTCAGCCGACGGCCGAGGGCGAAGCTCGTCTGCTGCTGTTGATCAATGCATTCACCACATCCAAGAACAGCCTGGAGGGCCGCACGAAACTCGCGAAGTTAGATTTTCTTCTCCGGTACCCTTCCTTCCTACAGCGGGCTCTTTCTATACATGTTCCGAAGGTCATTTTTCCTCAATCTTCGGAGATCGACGAAACCATTGAAACGCGGATGCTGCGTTACAGGTACGGACCTTGGGACCCCGCATATTTCGCTATTCTCGGAAGCCTGATAGGAAGAGGCCTCGTCGTTCCCGTCCCAACGGCAACGGGAATCGGGTACCGCGCTACGTCCACAGGTCAACGCCTAGCGTCTCGGATCGCGTTGACCGAACCGTGGCAAGACGCCGCCCGAGCCGTGAAACTGCTTAAGACGCATTTCGATAAGAGTGGAAGTTGGCTGAAGGATTTCATCTATCAGCATTTTCCCGAAGTCGTCAACAGCTCTTGGGGACAAACGCTATGAGAGCGCGGATTGAAAGTATTCAACTGATCGGGACGAAGAGAGATGTTGAGTTCTCACCAGGGCTGAACATAATCACCGGTCCCATTGCTTCTGGCAAAACGACCCTCATCCGGCTCTGTCACGGGCTTTTCGGAACCGGCTTGGAGAACTTTCCGCTTGAGGTGCGACAACACGTTGCCGCGATTGGCGGCCGACTCGTCCTCGGAGACCATCAGTTTTCCGTCGTACGGCCTTTCACGACAACAAAGAACGCGAAGATAGACATCTCGGGGCTCGGAGCTGCCCTCCGACTTCCTGCTCTCGTCGTTGATGCATCTGCCCCATACACCTACGGGCAGTGGCTTCTTCGCACCCTCGGGTTACCTGATCTGCGGGTCCCGTCGGCTCCGTCCCGTCCCGACAGCGATCTAACGCCCGTATCGATTAACGACTTCTTTCTCTATTGTGTGTTGTCCCAGGAGACAATAGACAACAGCGTATTCGGACATCGGGATCCGTTCAAGAATGTGAAGCGCAAGTACGTGTTTGAGGTGCTTTACGGAATCTACAGCGCGGATGTCTACCGTGTACAGGAACGTCTCCACCAGGTCAACACGGAACTCGGGCAGCTCGCATCGCAGGAGTCTAGCTTTCAACGGATTCTTGCCGGCACACCCTGGGAGAATCGAGCGGTGCTAATTGAGCAGCTACACGGAGCACGGAGCAATCTCGCAGCGATCGAGGAGCGTGCAGTTCAGGCGAATGAAACAGCAAAGGGAACGGACGAGGTGCAGGTTCTTGGGTCTGAGGTGTTGCGACTCGATGAACAAATCGCTTGGGCACAGGTTGAGACTGAACGTGAAGTGGGGAGCGTAGAGCAGTTGAACCGACTAATCAAGCAGTTGGGCTCTCAGAGTAAACGGCTGACCAAGACTATCATCGCGAAGACATATCTCACCGATTTTGAATTCATCCTCTGCCCACGTTGCGGAGCGACAATGGACGAGAGTCGCACTGATCCGGACGTGTGCAGTCTCTGCCTACAAGTTCCAGCGCCCATGCTTGATCGCAAGGATTTCATAAGCGAGCAGGATCGGGTAGCAGCTCAGATCGAAGAGACCGAGGAGCTTTTGGAATCTCACAAGGTGTCGGCTCGAAGCTTAGAACGCCGTCTCATCGACCTAGGGAGAGAGCGAGAACGGGCCGCCCATGAGCTCGACTTCAAGATTCACACATATGTATCGGACTCGGCATCTGCTATCGCGCGGACCGCCAGCGAGCGGCCAGCAGCGTTAGCGCTTATCACGCGACTCGAAGACTACTTGCGACTGTACGACAAGCTAGATAATGTTACTGAAGAGCGCACGCGTCTTGAGTTCGAAAAGGGCGAGTTAGAAGGAACGTTGGAGGTGTTGAAGACTCGGCAGGATGTCTCAGAACAACGAATCAAGGTATTCGAGGAGAATTTCGAGGGCAGTCTAAGGACGCTGGCAGTCCCACGGTTTTCTGAACAACCCCGCTCCGCCCTGGATCGCAAGACATATCTCCCCATTCTCGACGGCAGAAGATTTGACGATCTCAGTTCGCAAGGATTGCAGACACTTGTAAACGTCGCCTACGCAATTGCCCATCAGAAGACGGCGATACAACTGGGCCTAGCGTTGCCGAACATCTTGATGATCGACGGCTTGACGACGAATGTTGGCCAAGAGGGATACGACCTGGAGCGTGTGCATCACGCATATAAGTATCTGATCGCCCTCTCGAAAGAGCTCGGGGACACGCTTCAAATTATTGTGGCCGACGGGAATGTTCCGCCAGAGGCAGATGCGTACGTCCGGCTCCGTCTTTCGGAGGAAGACCGACTCATCCCGTTGCCGACGGAGGCCGAGGAGTCGGAGTAGGCGTAATTGTTGTGACGCGGGCCAGACGTCCCGATCCGGGAAGTTGAAGCAGCCGACCCGCGAAAGACGCGGTGACGTCTACTGAACAGGCGGGCAGCCAACTGGCAACCCAACACTCTGGCAGGCAGAGCAGTTAGATCAAGTTCCCTCGCGTTCCTCCTTTCGATCCGTGTTCAACCTGAACTCATTTTTGACCCGCATCCGGCGCGGCGGGAGTGGTGTGCCCGCGCAGGCTCCCACCCGCCGCGCCAGTGGTTCGCCGTACGAGGGCGCCACGGTTGGCCGGCGGCTGGGCAACTGGGTCACAACGCGCGACGCCATTAACTCCGTCTGGTATCAGAGCGCGGATCAGTTGGTGGCGCGGTCCCGCGACATCATCCGCAAGGACGGGTGGGCATCGAAGGCAGTGGACGAGTGGGTGTGCAACGCCATCGGCACCGGCATCAAGCCGCAGTCGATGCACCCGAAGCTGGCGGTCAAGGAAAAGCTCCAGGCGCTCTGGTCGCTCTGGGCAAACGAGGCGGACGCCGCCGGGATGACCGACATCTACGGCCTGCAGGCGCTCGCGTTCCGGTCGATGGTCGAGGGCGGCGAGTGCTTCGCGCGCAGGCACGACCGCGACCTCCGCGAGGGTCTGAGCGTGCCGCTTCAATTCCAGTTGATCGAAGCGGAGCAGTTGCCATTCTACCTGGCGCGGCCCACGCCGAACACGCCGCAGGGGAACGTCGTGCGCGCGTCCATCGAGTTCGACCCGTCCGGACGCCGCACGGCTTACTACTTCTACAAGCAGCACCCGGGCGAGAGAATCTTCTTCCCCACCGACCTAGAACTGATGCGGGTGCCGGCCGCGGAGGTCATGCATCTGTTCCGGTCGCTCCGGCCTGGCCAATTGCGGGGCGTGCCGTGGATGGCGAACGCGCTGGTGCGCCTGTGGGAACTCGACCAGTACGACGACGCCGAACTGCTGCGGAAGAAGTTCGCCGCTATGATGATGGGCTTCATCACCCGTCAGAATCCGGACGACGCGTTCTTCCCGAATGCTGCGCCGCAGGAAGCAACCGACGCCGGAGGCGTGGCCGGATCGGGCGAGCAGGGCGTCGCGGTGGCGCAACTCGAGGCGGGCACCATGACCGAGTTGGAGCCTGGCGAGGACGTGAAGTTCAGCGAGCCCGCCGATGTCGGCGGGAACTACGAGTCCTTTGAGCGCATTCAGCTACTGCGGATCGCTGCGGGGCTGGGCCTGCCCTACGACATGCTCACCGGCGATCTGTCGAAGACCAGCTATTCGTCGATCCGGGCCGGCATCCTCTCCTTCCGGCGCCTGTGCGAGCAGATCCAGTTTGGCGTCTTCATCTACCAGTTCTGCCGCCCGACCTGGCGCGCGTTCGTGGAGCAGGCGGTGCTGGCGGGCAAGCTTGACGCCCGCGATTACATGGCCAACCGGGACGACTACCTGGCGGTCCAGTGGCACACGCCGAAGTGGGCCTGGGTCGATCCGGAGAAGGACGTCAAGGCCGAGATCATGGCGATTCGCGCTGGCCTGAAGGCGCGGAGCATGTCCATCAACGAGACGGGGATGGACGAGGAAGAGGTGGACGAGCAGATGGCCCGCGACAACGAGCGCGCCGACCGGTTGGGCCTGGTTCTCGACTCCGATCCCAGAAAGACGGATGCGCGCGGCCAGGCGGCGAACATCCTGGATACCGGCGACGGTGCCGAGGCTCCGGACGGCGGCGCGCCAGTCGATTCGCCACCGGAGCCGCCCAAGCCCAAACCTCCGAAGCCGAAGCGCAAGGAGCCTAAGAAATGAAAACGAACTATCTCCCGCACCTTGCGGGACGGGTCTTCGGCGTTCCGCTGCTGATCCAGCCGCAGAAGTTGAGCGTCATTCTCCAGGCAATCGGGCCGCGACTCGGCGTCCTTCCATGCGAGTTCGAAATCGGTGTGACACAGAATCCCCTGGACGGAGGCGACGATCCGGACGAGCTGGACGACGCGGCCCGGAGCCAGAAGCCGTATCTGGTGACCCCGGAGGGCGTTGCGGTCATCGGCGTCTCCGGGACGCTGGTCAAGAAGGCCAGTTGGCTCGATGCCGCGTCCGGACTCCAGTCCTACGAGAGCATCCGCGCGGACTTCCAGGACGCGGTGCGCGATCCGCGCATTCAAGGCATCCTGCTCGACGTAGACTCGCCTGGCGGCGAGGTCGGCGGTCTGTTCGACCTTGCGGACGAGATCTACGGCGCGCGGGCGGAAAAGCCGTGCTTCGCCATCGCGGACGACGATGCGTTCTCTGCGGCGTACGCCATCGCCAGCAGCGCGCAGCGCCTGTTCGTGACGCGCACCGGCGGCGTGGGCAGCGTCGGCGTAATCGCATTGCACCTGGATCAGTCGGGCTTCGACGAGAAGGTCGGCAGGAAGTACACCGCGATCTTTGCGGGCGCCAGGAAGAACGATTTCAACCCGCATGAGGCGTTGTCCAGTTCGGCCAAGGACGAATTGCAGTCCGAAATCGACCGCCTCTACGACATGTTCGTGGGCACGGTCGCGCGCAACCGGGAGATGAAACCGGCGTTGGTCCGGAACACCGAGGCGGGCCTGTACTACGCGGAGAAGGCCATCAGCGCCGGCTTCGCGGACCAGGTCGGAACTTTTGACGATGCGTTGGACGCCGTTCTCGAAGCGGCGACGGCGCGCAAACAAGCTCGCGTGGCGGCGTCTGCCGCAACGCAAATCCCGAAAGGAGAAATGACGATGAGTCAGGAAGTCGAGAAGAACACGGCAGACCCCGCTGCACCGCCGGTGCCCGCCGAAGTGAAACCCCCGGAAGTACCTGCTTCCGCCGCGGCCACGCCGGTGGTTGATGCCGCCGCCATCGAAACTCGCCTGCGCGCGGAGTATGAGGAGATCGCGGTGCTCTGCGCTCTCTCCGGCCATCCCGAACTGGTCGCGGAACTGATCGCGAGCAAGAAGACGGTGGCTCAGGTCCGCGAGCACCTCCTGGCGCTCAAGGCCCAGGAGTCGCAGCGCACGGCGGTGCAATCGCACGTGCAAGGCAGCCCCACCGGCGCGGAAGCGCAGTTGAACTCTGCCGCCCAGCAACTGGCCGCGAGCCGCAATATCCCGTTCGCGCAGGCATACGTGGAGGCGATGAAACTCCACCCCGAGCTTTACCAGCAGTACCTCGCTGAGAAGTCGGCCCCCGCGCGGGCGAACTAGGGCGGCGAGCCAATCCAACCGAAAAGGAGCAATCGATTATGGCTTACGAAGTCAGTCTGCAAACGGTCTCGGTCCCGGCTAGCGCCGACCTGTCCACGAAGCAATTTCAGTTCGGGACGATCAACGCCAGCGGGCAGGTGGCGGTCGTCGGCGCGGGTCTCGCGTCGGACGGCGTCATCGCACTCGGCGCCAACGCGCAGGGCCGGCCCTGTGCTTTGGCGTCCTTCCCCGGTCAAATCGCCCGGGTCATGGCAGGCGCGTCGTTCGCGAATGGCGCGCTGCTCGAGGCAGACGCCAACGGCAAGGCGATCACCCAGTCCTCGGGCAAGATCCTGGCGAAGGCACTTGCCGCGGCTGGCGCCGCCGGCGACATCGTCCCGGTGCTGCTGATCCTCCAGCGGTAGAAGCAACCAGAAAAGGAGCAATGAACCATCATGTATACGCCGACTCCCGGTGACGTTCACGTCAATACGCCGCTGACCCAAATCAGCATCGCGTACCTTCAGAGCCAGGACCAGTTTGTGGCCGCGCAGGTCTGCCCCATCATTCCGGTGACCAAGCAGAGCGACCGCTACTACGTCTACAATCGCGGCGACTTCTTCCGCGATCAAATGCAACGCCGCGCGCCCGGCACTCCGGCCGCCAGCGTCGGCTACCGCCTCGACAACACGCCGACCTATTTCGCCGACGTGTGGGGCGAGGCCAAACCCATTCCGGACCAGTTGCGCGGGAACGCCGACGCGGTCCTCAACATGGACCGCGATGCCACGGAGTTCCTCTCGCAGCAGGCGTTGATCCGGCGCGAGAAGATCTTCGCGGCCAACCTGTTCACCACGGGCAAGTGGAACACCGACATGACCGGCGTCGCCGCCGGACCCACCGCCAGCCAGTTTCTTCAGTGGAACGACCCCGCGTCCAACCCCATCGAGGACGTCCGCGCCGGCAAGCTGGCCATCAAGCAGGCCACGGGCTATCCGGCCAACACGCTGGTGCTGTCGGAGCCGGTGTGGCTGAAGCTCATCGACCATCCGGATCTGGTGGACCGCGTGAAGTACGGCCAGACGGCGGGTCGCCCCGCCACGGTCAGCCGCGAGGCTCTGGCCGCGATTCTCGAACTGGACCGCATCCTCGTGATGGGCAGCATTGAGAACACGGCGGCTGAGGGGCAAACCGCCGCGCATTCCTTCATCGGGGCCAAGAGCGCGTTGCTCTGCAACGTCGCGCCGAACCCCGGCCTGCTCACGCCGTCCGCTGCCTACACCTTCTCCTGGACCGGCTATCTCGGTGCGGGCAACGAGGGCAACCGGATCAAGCGGTACCGCTGGGAGATCATCGCCAGCGACATCGTCGAGATCGAGATGGCCTTCGACACCAAGCTGGTGGCGTCCGAACTCGGGTACTTCTTCACTAGCGCAATCGCGTAGTCGAGAGGAGGCATTCGATGGCTTATCGCTCTTTGCCGAAGTTCGACCCTTCGGCCCGATTCCTCGTCACCGCGCGCTTGCCGGTGCTCAACGGCGTCCCCATGAAACCGGGGGAGGCGATGCCGCCTCCTCCGGCCGAACCGGGCCCGACGCGCCTCTACACACGACTGCTGCGGCAGTTGTACGAACTGCGGAAGATCACGATGGTGGTCGAGTCTTCCGCGAATCCTCAAACCAAACATCGGAAGGAGAAACCCACTCATGGGCGCTCAAAAGGTTAAAGGCAAGTTCGCTGCTCCGTTGCTGTCGCAGGGCACCAGCGACCTGAGGTACGCCGACGTCCTGCTCTCGAACGCGGACATCAAGGCTCTCCGCGCGACGCCGAAGACGCTGGTCCCGGCGCCGGGCACGGGCAAGATGCTGGAGTTTCTGTCGGCGGTCGTGATGCTGAAGGCCGGAACCAACGTGCTGGCCGAGGCGACGGCGAACCTGGCGGTCAGATACAAGGACGGGACCAGCGTACAGGTCTCGCAGACCATCGAGACGACCGGTTTCATCGACCAGGCCGCCGACCAGATCACGTATGGGCTGGCGAAGCTCGATCCGATCACCGCTCGAACCGTGGCCGAGAACCAGCCGCTCGTGCTGCATAACCTTGGGGCGGGCGAGTTCACGGGCAACGCCGCCAACGACGCGCTGCTGAAGGTCAAGGTCGCCTACCGCGTCCACACCTTCTAGGGAGGGCCGGCAATGTCTACTCCCTTCGCCGCGCTCAACCAGGCCTGCCTTAAGACGTTTGGCTCTGTCGTCACCTACCAGCGTGCCGCAGGCGGCGCTCCGTTTCCGATCACCGGCGTCCTGCAGAAGGACACCGATGAAGAGCGCCACCAGGATGGGGTATACGTGCGCCTGTTCGTCAATCTAGCCGGCTTCGGCGCGCGGCCGGAAACGGGCGATCTGGCAACCGTCGACGGGACCACCTACACCGTGTTCGAGGTGGCCAGCGATCCGGCTGGCGGAGCCTCGATATCGATGAGAAAGCACGGGTGAGGCTCACATGCCTTCGATTCGGATCTATCAGAAGAAGCAGATCCGGCTGGACCGGCTGAACTTCCGGCAGACGCAGATGTTCAAGATCGGGAACGTCGGCGTGGCGGCGGTCAAGAACCGCCTCGCGGCAGCGGAAGGTCCGACCGACTCCTCCGCGAAGCCCCTCACCAAGCGATACGCCATCCGGAAAACGAAGCTGGGGAAAGGCAACCGCCGCAACCTGATGCTCACCGGCGACATGCAGCGGAACTTCCAGGTCCGGACGGTCAGCGAGAACAAGGCGAAGGCCAGCAACTCCACGCGCAAGGACAGGATCAAGGCGTGGATCACCAACAAGATCGAGCCGTGGATCGTGTTCTCGCCGAGGAACAGAACCGCCGTGCTCGACGCCACGAATCGAATCCTGATCGAGAACAAATCGCGCCTGTTGCTGGAGAAGTCCCTTGGCGGTAAGCAACTATGATCGACCCTTCTGAAATCGTCAACAACCTGGTCGGGATGCTGCGCGACATCCCGGCGCTGGTGACCGAGGTGGGTAGCGACCCGACGCGCATTTATGCGTACCACGACTCTTACCCGAAGAACATCAGCCTCACCCACGCTCTCCACCAGATGGCGTCGCCCTCGATCATGGTCGTCTGGCAGGGGACGCAGCCGGGCGCGTTCGGCGGCGTGGACGTGTGGAAGCACCAGATCACGTTGTTCCTGCGCGCCAAGGAGGAAACGACCGTTGGCACCGCCTACTACCGGCTGTTTCGTTTGATCGTCAAGGGCGTGCCGACCGGGGCGGGGATCGCCCTCGAAAACGCCACCGTCCACCCGTCCTGCAACGCGATGGACCTGCCCACGATTCAGCGGCAGACAGATGCGGAGGGCCTGGACTACTTCGAAGTGCCGCTTTCATTCACCGAAATGGGGGACGACTGAGATGGAGAAGGTATGGTTGGTGCCGCCGTGGGGCCTGGGCGAACCCATGGAGGTCGATGCGACGCCCGACGTTCTGACGCCGTTGTTAGTCGCTGGCTACAGCCAATGCGATCCGCCGGCCAACACTCAGGAGGTAACGACGCATGTCGACGACTAGACTGCAAGAAGTACTGATCTGCTTCGGCTTCGGCAAGCAGACCGATATCGCGACCGCCAATCTGGTCGCGGCGATGTGGCGCCTGAAGAAGCTCAACGCCCAACTCGCAAACCCGAAACTGAACACGGAGAACGACGCCGAGGAGTATGGCAAGGGCCATGAGTTCGCGACCCAGACGTTCAAAACGTCCTGGGACACGGGCGGCACGCTCGAAAAGTACCTGAGCGCGGAGATGGCTGCGTGGGCCATGACGTTCGGGCTGGGCAAGGTCGTGAAGTCGGGCACGACGCCCAACTGGATCTACACCTGCACTCCGCTGATCCCGGCGAACGGCGACGCGACGGAGTTGCCGTACTTCTCCTTCGTGGAGCAGATCCGCCCGGGTGCCGGCTCCGTGATCGACCGGCTGATGCCCGGTTGCGCGGTCGAGGGATGGACGATCTCGATTGGCTCCGGGCCGGGCCGCGCCAACAGCAAGATCAACGTCGAGTTCCACGGCAGCGGGAAACTGACGGAGCCTTCCGCGATCACCATGCCCGCCGCGACGGTGGAGAAGCTCCTGCCGTCCGCGTCACTGACGCTCACGATCAACGGCGTTGACTACGTGACGAGCAAGAACATCGTCTCGCTCGAAACGTCCTGGAAGAACAACATCCGCATGGATGCGGGCTTCTATCCTGGCTCCGGCTTCCAGACGTCGGGCGATGCGACCACCGGCGCGATTCGAGGCAGGCTGGAATTCGGCAACCGGGCGGGCGCTCTCAAGTTCGTCGCCCGCTTCGACCACAACTCCACGGAGTTGACGTTGCTCAAGGCGCAGACCACCGGCACGGCGGTGATGCACCTCCAGTTCGACACCAACAATTCGCTCGACATCACGTGGCAGAAGGTGGCATTCGCCACGGCGGAAGTGGGCGAGACGGACCAGATCGTTACGGTCGCGGTGGAGGCGACCCCGATCTACGACGCGACCAACGGCATCATCACGGCGGTCGCGAAGTGCAATGTGGACGCTATCTGCCAATAGAAAGGATGAAACCCATGGAAACCCCAGTATTCGACGCGAGTAGGCCCATCGCAATCAACCTCCGGACTCCGGGCGGCGTGAAGTCCGTCCGCGTCCGTTTTCCGTCCGATGACGAATGGATCGGACGCCAGCGACGCCGCAAGGTGCAGGTGAAGCAGTTGGGACGCGGCATCTCCGAGACCACCGTCGCCAACGGCGAAGACGTGGACGCCACACTCCTGGCCAAGATCCGCGACGGCGAGGACCCGGAGGTCGATGCCTTCGAAGCCATGAAGGTGGTCGAGCAGTTGAGCCTGGCGGAAGTGGACGATGTAGTTCCGGACGGCGACGCGTTCAAGGTCACTCTCCGGGTCCTGGGCGCGACGACCGTCCACCTGCTGAAGATGCCCTCGGCCAAGGACGTGTTCGAGTACCGACGAGGCTTCGCGCGGCTGCTCGACATGCCGTTTGGCCGGCAGGAGGTGACCATCAACATCGGGTCCGCCGCGGCGCTCTACAAGAAGCTCGCGACCTCGACCGAGGGATACGCCGGCGAGGTGCCCATCATCCACCAAGCGGTCGCGGTGAAGGCTGCCATCGACGCGATGGACACCGCATTCGCGGAGGACCGCGACGCAACTTTTTAGCGGGGGAGTGGCCGGATGATCCGTCGTTCCGGTTCCTAGTGCATTGGGCACTGCGCCGGGAGGAACTGTGCGATCCCGGCCTGTGCCCCGATGCACCGGAAGAGGACGGCCAGCGCTGCGACCACTGCCCACTCGACCGGCTGGACGCCGCCCAATGCGCGGAGAAGGGACTGCTCATCCGCCGCGCTCTCGACTTGATGAGCGCGCTGAAACTGGGCGTTCACATCGGCCTAGACGAAATTCGCGCGGACGAGTTCCAGGCGATGCTGATCGTCGCCGAAGAGCGAGACATTCTTGAGAGAGAAAAGTTAAGCGGAGCAAGACGATGAAGGTTATCTTGCTTGGCTCCTCTAGGGATCGAGGCGCATGACTGTTCGCGTGATCGGCGTTCAGGAAACCGCGTCTTTCACGCGCTGTGCCCATTCTGGATCTATGTCACTTATCAAGGGCATTTGCGTCTCGACCACGCCATCGATTTCCTGCTGATTCAGAGATCCACGGTGATCAGGATGCCCATGATACTTCTGATGCCATGTCGCTACGCAAATGCGGGTGTCAACCCACTGGACGAATTCAAGGGTGACTGAAACAGTTCCTTTTCCCTGGCACTGGCTACACGTTACGCGCTTTGTCGAGGAGATCCAACCACTACCAACGCAAGATTCGCAGATCCAGGTGCTCCAGAATCCGTCCCGTTTCGCCTTTCCGTTGCAGGCAGGACATCTATTGTTCTCGTGTTGGTCCGTGTAGCCACGATTCCAGCAGCTTGTGCATCTGGTGGTAACTACTGTCTTCGTTCTGGCTCCAGTCTTGAATTGAAACCAAGTGTTGCCACAACCAGGGCAGACTTCCGTCCGGGGCGCAACTTGATGTTTGCAGTAGGGACAATAGCCCATAGCCTACTCGTTCGAGAGCCAGCGGCAGGGGGACTTCGCAGCGAAGCCCTTTTGTTCCATGGACCCTCTCCTTTGGCGTGGCTCTGCTTCTTTTCAAGGCAGTTTCGCGCTGCCTTCACCATAGTCTAACGCCAACAGCATGGCTGCCGATAATAAGCTTGAACTCGTCGTCGAGGTGGACGTCAACAAGGCGAACGCCTCGATCAAGAGCGTCAACACCGGTCTGTCCGGCATGGAGCAGGCTGCGGGGAAGGCTGCGCGGGGCGCGTCTGCCGGGATCGACGGCATGACGGCCAGCATGGTCAAGGGCGCTACTGCTGGCAACCTGCTCGCGGACTCGATCAAGAGGGCGTTGGACTGGGCGAGGGAGTGGACCATCGGGGCGGCGCAGTACGCTGCCAATACTGAGCGCATGGAGGTGGTGACGAAGTCGCTGGCGCAGCGGCACGGCGATAGCGAAGAGGCCGCGATGAAGGTGGTCGAGGCCATCAAGAGGATCGGCTTCACGATGGCCGAATCCGAGGGCGCTGTCCAGAAGATGATCATCGCGGATCTGAGCCTCGAAAAAGCGGAGGGTCTCGCGAAGGTCGCCAAGGATGCCGCCGCGGTCAGCACTTCCGGGTTGAAGGCGAGCGAGGCGCTGGAGCAGATCATCACGGCGATTGAGTCCGGGCGCGGTCGCGGGCTGAGGGAGTTGCGGATCTTCGTCGATCTCAACAAAGAGACGGAGCGAGCCCAGAAACTGGCTGAACTGCACGGGAAGACGCTTAGCGAGAACGACATTCATGAGGTTCGGCGCGCCGCGATCATGCGGGAGGCGACGAAACTACAGGGCTCGGCCGCTGCGCAAACCGGGAGCTTGAAGGAACAGACAGAAGCGCTGGGCCGCGATGTCGATAGCTTGAGGGAAGCGGTCGGATCGCAGTTCCAGGGGCTCCTGAAGGAGTGGGTCGGCCACCTGCGCGAACTCGTCGGCTTCCTGAAGGACAACTCGACTCTGGTGGTGAAGTTTGCCGAGGGCGTCCTCGTTCTGGCTGCCGCGCTGGGCACGGTCACCGTGGCGATGAGGCTGTTCAAGGTGGCGGCAGTTGGATTCGAAGCCATGATGGGCGGAATCGCCATGATCAGGACCGTTGCCTTCGCGATCAGTAACGGCTTGACCGGCGCATTGGTGGGCGCGGAGGTCGCGCTCGCCGCCGTCGCACGGTTGATCCCTCCGGTTGCGGCCGGCCTGGCGGTCTGGTGGGCCGGGAACAAGCTACTCGAACACGCTCAGGGCAACAAGAATCTCGACACCACAGCAGAGGCCATCAAGAAGATCAACCAGCGGTTGCGGGAGACGCCGGAGTGGTGGATTCAGCGTGGCATGACGCCGCCGAAGACTACCAAGGACACCATCATCGACTATCTCAAAACGCTGGATTCCAGGAAGGCTCCGGAGAAGCCAAAGCACGAACCGACCGACGCGGAGCTCGACCGCATGCTGGCGGATCGGAAAACACGGCTGCAGGCCGAGAAGACCAGCCAGGAATATTACATGCGGGCTGTCGAGGACCGCAAGGGCGCGGAGCACGACATGGCGCGCGCCCGCATCGAGGACTCGATGAAAATCATCGAGGCCACGTCGTCGGAGACGGAGGCGGCGAAGGAATCGCTCAACGTGGTGCTGCTGTCAATGCAGGAACGCACCGCTGGCGTCGCCAAGATCCGCGAGGAGGAAAAGCGCGAGATCGAGCGCATGGCCACGCGCGTCGATGAAAAGAGCGGGGTGGTTCAGCAGGTGGCGCTGAGCGCGGCCGCGCTGGAACGGATTCACACGGGCACCGCGGAGAAGATCGCGGCGTTCGACATGCGGTTCAACGAGGAGGAGGCGCGCCGCACCGACGCCATGATGAAGGCGCTTGCTTCCCGGTCTCAAAAGCGTTTCGAGGAATGGTTCATCAAGCCCTTCCAACAGCAGTTGTACGTTTGGCAACAGACGGGTGAGTGGCAGGACAAGATCGAGGACCAGGGCCGTTCGGCGGCGATTTCGGCGGTCGAGCAACGGAAGAATCTGCAACTGGCCCAACTGGAGTCGGTGGACGCGCGTACGCTTCAGGACAAGGTCGCGCTGGAGAACGCCAAGACCGCCATCGAGATCCAGGCCATGAAAGAGCGGACCAGGATCGAACTGGAGGAGATCGACGCCCGCACGGAACGCCAGGTGGACGAGGCGAAGAAGGCGGCGATGGCGCAGGGCATCTTCTACGAGCCCTATCTCGACCAGATCGGCAACAAGATCCGCGAACTGGGCCAGCACGAGAGGGACGCGCTCCAGAAGGCCACCACCACGGAGATCGACGTTGCGCAGGTAAAGGGCGCGACGTCCACGCGCAAGCTGGTGACGGACCAGTACCAGAGTATCTTCCAATCGCTCAAGCAGCAGGCTGGCGGCGTCTTCGACGCTCTCGTGACCAAGTCGCAGTCGGTGTGGTCGGCCATCGGGAACTCGCTCAAGACCGCGCTGCTTACCGCCATCAAGGACGTCGTGACCTCGCGCGTGGCGGCGATGCTGATGAACCTGTTCGTCCCCGGCGCGAACGTGCAGATGCAGCAGGGCGGCGTCGGCAAGGGCGCTGGGGGCGGGATCTTCGGCACGTTGGGCGGCCTCCTCGGGATTGGCGCGGTCCCGGCGTTTGCGGGCGGCGCGGCTGGCGGAACGCCTCCGTTCGTTCCCGGCAGCAGTGGCGGCGGTGGTCTGGGGACGATCCTGCCTCCAATCTTCGGATCGGGCGGGAACGCCCTCTTCCCCGGCGCGGCGGTGGGCGGGACGCCGCCGTTCGTGCCGTCCTCGTCCGGAGGCGGTGCTGGGATGGGCGCCGCACCAGCGGCCGGAGGGATCTTCTCGAAGGCGGGCTTGGCTGGCATGTTGCCGGGCCTCAAGTCGTTCTTCGGGTTTGGCGACAACAAGTGGGTCGATATGGGTGGCGGGCGCATGGCCACCGGAGGCTGGATCGGCCAGTACGGATCGTTTGGCGACAAGCTGCAAGCCCTCGGCAAATCGGACGCCGCGCTCATGGGTGGCGCTCTGCTCGCGATGGACGGTCTTCGGCGCGGTGGCAAGCTCGGTGTCGCGGAGACCACGGCGGGCGGCGCGTTGATCGGGTACAAGTTCGGCGGTCCGCTTGGTGCGGCCATCGGTGGCATCGCCGGAGCGGTCGCGGGCATCGTGCGGTTGTTCGTGAAGGGCGCGACAGAGAAGACGAAGGACAAGATCAAGGCGCTCTACGGGGTCGATATCGCGGACAAGGGCGTGTTGAAGCAGATCGTGGATATGACCAAATCCGAGTTCGGTGGCAACATCGACATGGCGATCCGCTCGCCCCAGATCCGCGACCTGATCCAGTTGTACGCCATGACCACCGGCCAGAAGACGACCGGCATGCCCGGCACCGTGACGCCCCTGTCGCTGGTCGAGACGGGCGGGTCGTTGTTCCAGTCGCCGCAGTACAACAACGGCACCCCGCTTCCGGCGCTGGGAGGCCTGCCCGGCCTAGACCAGATCGGCGCCGGCACTCCGTCCGGTGGCGGGCTGGTAATCCAACTCGACGGGCCCGCCACGACCGCCCTGCTCCAGGGCCAAGCGGTTCAGGCCATCACCAACAACCCGCGCCTGGTGCAGAGCGCCTCCATGGCCGCGACGAAATCGAACGCGAACCGGCGCGAGCTCACCAGTCTTCAGTTGAGCCCCGGAACGATTGTCAGCTAAAATGCCCGGCTCAGTTCTAAACGCAGCCCCGACCACTGTGCTTCCGCTGTCGCTGAGCAAGTCATTCGTCCACGAGCGGGCGTACCCGCTGATCGAGAACGAGTACAAGAACGGGGAATCGCAACGGTCGGTGCTGGCGACCAATAGCAGGCGGCGGTGGCGGCAAGCCAAGCGCCTCACGCCCGCCGCGCTGATGGCGCTTCGGAACTTCTTCGACGCGCGGAACGGGTCCACCGAACCGTTCTACTTCTACGATCCGTACGACACCAACCCGAAGTTTTCGTACGATCCAACGGGCGTCGCAACCGTTGGCCGGTACACAGTACGGTTCAACGGTGACTGGCAGCAGTCGTCCGGACCAGGAAGGTCCGACGTTCAGATCGAACTGCTGGAACTCGCGTAGCGCAGTCTTCCAAGGAGGATCATGGTTACCAGCAAGATCACCGCCGTTTGCGGCGTTCCCGGCAGCGCCTTCCCCGCCGTCAAGCCAGGCGCCGCGCAGGCCCTCGCATACGCCGCCTCGTCGGTTCAGAGCGCGGTGCTCGGGTGCGTAGTGGTGCGCGTGGTATCGACCACCGATTGCCACATCGCTTTCGGCCCCAACCCGACCGCGACGGCGACATCGATGTTCCTGCCGGCGAAGGTGCCCGAATACTTCATTTGCAGCCCGACCGACAAAGCTGCAGTGATCCAGGATACGGCGGGCGGCAATCTCAGCATCACGCCCGCAGTTTGAGCCATGCCCGATCAACTCGGCAACATCACGGTCCCGGAGATCGCCGTCTCCGGCACGTTCCCCGTAGTTGCGGACTACCCCTTCGGGCGGTCGAACCATCCGGACGTGGCGATCCACCAGTTTGGGAGCGGCAACGCCAAGATCGAGCAGCGGTTCCTGCTGGGCGCGGGCGCGAAACGCTTCACCGTGCGGCGCGCCTTCCTGCGTGACGCTGACCGGCGCGCGCTCCGCGACTTTTGGGAGTTGAAGTACGGTCCCTACGGCGCGTTCACCTACAACGCGCCCAACGATGGCGGCAACGGCACCACCGCTTACACCTGCCGGTTCGCCAACGAACCTCTGTCCTGGGAGATGCTCGCGGACCACGCCTGCACCCTGGGCGTGACGCTGGTCGAGATCCCGGCTTCGAACCCCACCTACACGCTCTCCTCGACGGTGACCCGGTTCCCGCCGCAGGCACTACAGGACGCTCTGCTGTCGCAGGTGCAGCAGATGATTCCGCTGATCAAGATCCAGCCTCTCCAGAGCGGCTACCCCGCCATCTATCTCTCCGACCGGCGCTGCACCATCGGTGCGCAGTTGTACCTGCCGCGCCTGGTGGATTTCGATGGCATCTCGCAGGGCATGGGGAACGAGGCCGACGACGCCACCTTCACCTTCGGCAACGCTGACCGCGTGATGCGGGACCTGGCGAACGACGTGGACCTGTTCCGCGCGACTCTCGAGTTCTCGCTCTACCACGTCGGGCAGCAGATCAAGCTCGACCTTTGGAAAGGCGACATCATCAACTGGCAGTTCGATTCCGGCGCGGAGTTCAAGGTCACCGCCGCCGACGGCCTCTACGAACTGAATCTCCCCTACCCGACCCGGAAGGTATCGCGCTCGTGCTGGAAGGCGTTCAACGTCGGCGCGTGCCCGTACGCGAGCGCTGGCGCGATGGATCTGGTCCATTTCCCGAGTGGCGATCCGACCAAGTGCGACAAGGGATACGATACTCCCAACGGCTGCCTCGCTCACGGCATGAAGCGGTACTACGGCGCGATGATCGCGGAGCCGCAGGGAGTCACCATCAAGGACAACTCCACCGGCGTCTTCGGCTTCGGGCGGTCGAGCATCACCAGCGTGTCGCTGGTCTCGGATTCCATTTACGACCAGGTCGTTCCGGAGATCTACACCGACAGCGAAATGCCGGTGAACTGCAAGATCGCGGCGGGCCGCGATGAGAGCGACTTCTACGAGGCGCTGGGGATCGTTGGCGAAGGACCGCTCATCTCCTACACTGCCGCGCATTACGAAGACCTGAACGGGAATCCGGTCGCCATGGGCAGCGCCGGCGCCGTCTTCGTCGGCAGCACGCTCGATGGCCAGGCGCAGCACGGCTGGCCCAACCAACCCACCTACGGCATCCGCCAGGTCTTGGGCGCGGACCCCGCAGCCTATGGCGACTGGTTCTCTCTCGACCAATCCGGGAACACGACCGGTGGCGACTGGCGCAAGGTCTTCTCCGGCAACTCGACCTACAAGGACAACTTCGCGGCCGGA